TGCTTCCGGATTTTTTACAAACGAAACCGCAGGTCAGGAGGTTGGGCTATGGGTGCTGCTGTGACGCCGCTTCGGCGGCGGTCGACGGTTCGTGATGCGGCTGAGGCTGGGCGTCGTGAGTTGTTGGTTGCGTTGCGGGACAAGATCGCTTCGGAGATTGATTCGGGTGATATTCATGCGCGGGATTTGGCGTCGTTGTCTCGGCGGTTGGTGGATATTTCGGAGCAGCTTGAGGCGTTTGATGATGCGGCGGATGGTATTTCGGTTGCGGCTGCGTTGCCGGATGAGGAGTGGTCCGGTGAATAAATATGCCGTCATTGCCTAAGAAACGATGACGGGTGCTGAGTGAGGCTGCGCGTCTAGTTTTGCCGGGCGGGATCGCTTCATCGTCGGGGCCGGCGGTTGAGGCGACGTGCGCGAGGCTTGGGTTGGGGTTTGATCCGTGGCAGTCCGAACTGTGCCGGGCGGTCCATGCGAAGGATTCGTCGGGCGCGTATGCCGCTGACACGGTGATGATGTCGATACCCCGGCAGGTCGGGAAAACGTATCTTGTCTCGGCGATGGTTTTCGCTGATGCGATCATCAACCCTGGTTCGTTGACTGTGTGGACTGCGCACCATTTCAAGGTGACGCGGGAAACGTTTAATGCGTTGCGGGGGATCGCGGAGTCGGAGTTGTTGCGTCCGCATGTGAATCCTGACGAGATTTATACGGCTGCCGGTAATGAGCAGATCAAGTTTCGGAATGGTTCGCGGATTCTGTTCATGGCGCGGGAAAACAATGCGCTGCGTGGGTTCGCGAAGATTCGCCGGCTAATCTTGGATGAGGGGCAGATTCTGTCGGAGCGGGCGATGGCCGACATTGTGCCGACGATGAATCAGTCCGATAACCCGCAAGCCATTTTGATGGGCACACCACCGAAGCCTAATGATCCGTCTGAGGTGTTTTCGAGTTTGCGTTCGGATGCGCTCGGCGGTACGTCTGAGGGTCTGCTGTATGTGGAGTTCTCTGCCGATAGGGCAGCGGATTTGGATGATCGTGCGGCGTGGGCTGCGGCGAATCCTTCGTTCCCTTCGCGCACGTCGGAGCGGGCGGTGCAGCGGATGCGGAAGCTGTTTGCTTCTGATGATGATTTCGCGCGTGAGGCGTTGGGGATTTGGGATGGTGCGGCGTGCCATCGGGTGATTAGCGCAGATTCGTGGGGTGTGTGTGCTGCACCGAATCTGGTTGATGATGGCGGCGAGGTGTCTATAGCCCTGGACGTGAGTCCTGACAGGTCGACGGCGACGATTGCGGCTGCCGGGTGGACTGCTGATGACGTGCCGTATGTGGATGTGTTGGAGACACGTCGCGGGGACGCTGATTGGGGTGTGGCGAAGTTTGTGGAGTTGTGTGGCCGCCACGATGTGCGGGCTGTGGTGGTTGATGGGGCTTCGGCGGCGAACACGTTGGTGGACAGTTTGCGTCAGCACGATGTGACGGTGACGGTCACTAGTGCCCGTCAGATGGCGTCTGCTTTTGGCGGGTTTTTTGATGCGGTGATGGACGGGAAGCTGCGGCATTTGGATCAGCCGCCATTGAATCTTGCGCTGAGTGTGGCGCGTAAGCGTCCGATTGGTGATGGCGGGTTCGGCTGGTCACGGAAGGACAGCACGTCGGATATAACGCCGGTGACGGCGGCGACGTTGGCGTTGTGGGGATTACTGAGTGACGAGATTGAAGCTAAGCCGAGGAAACGGTCTGGGAAGGCGGTGTTCGTCTAGATGCTTAATGAAGACGAGGTCCGTGGGCTTGTCGGCGATATGTGGTTGTTGCGGCAGTCGGAGCGTCCGCAGCTCGACCAGGTGTACGACTACATGCTCGGGCGCCGAGGGCTGCCGAGGGTGCCAGAGGGTTGCGAGCAGGAAGTCGATGAGCTCGCACGGCTATCCCTGAAGAATGTGCTGCCCCTTGTCAGGGATGCGTTCGTGCAGAATTTGTGCGTCATCGGGTATCGGTCGGCGTTGGCGAAGGAGAATGCGCCGGCGTGGGATGTGTGGCAGTCGAATCGAATGGATGCCCGACAGGTTGAGGTTTACCGTCCCGCGATCACTTACGGCGCAAGCTATGTGGTGGTCACCCGGGATGCCGATAAGGGTGCCTTGTGGCGTCCCAGGAGTCCTCGGCAACTGTTGGCGGTGTATGAAGACCCGCAGACTGATGAGTGGCCGCAGTACGCATTCGAGATGTGGGTTGATAACTCGGATGCGAAGGCGCGTCGGCGGGCTGTCATGTATGACGGCGAGTATGTGTATCCGCTCGACTTGGGTGAGATACCCGCGAGCTCGGTGATGGTTGACCCGAACAGCATTGATTTTGGTCGGACGCTCGGACAGATGACGATGGATGAGCCGATCTCCCACGGCGCGTCTAACTGTCCGGTGGTCAGGTTCACGAACGCCCGTGACGCCGATGATGTGATCGTGGGCGAGATTTCGCCGCTACTGGTCCTGCAACGGGCACTTAATAGCGTCAACTTTGACTCACTTATCGTCAGCCGGTTCGGTGCGTTCCCTCAGAAAGTTATTACGGGCTGGTCGGGTTCGGCGTCGGATGTGTTGCAGGCGTCTGCACGTCGGGTGTGGGCGTTCGAGGATCCTGATGTGAAGGCCACGTCGATGACGGCTGCCGATCTTGGGCAGTATGACGCGAAGCAGACGGAGATGTTGGAGTTCATTGCGACGGTGGCGCAGGTTTCGCCGGCGAAGCTGAATCCGAAGCTGTCTCATGTGAGTGCGGATGCGTTGGCGGCTGCGGAGGCTAACGAGCAGCGCAAAACGGAGTCGAAGCGGGACACGTTCGGTGAGTCGTGGGAGCAGGTGTTCCGTCTGTCCGGTGAAATCTCTGGCGACACCGCAACTGCTGATGATGATGGTGCCGAGGTGGTTTGGCGTGACACTGAGGCGCGTTCGTTCGCGGCGGTGGTCGACGGCATCGGGAAGTTGGCTGCCGCTGGTGTGCCACTGGAGGAGTTGGTCGACATGATCCCTGGTGTCACGCAGCAGAAGATTCAGGCCATCAAGGATGGGATACGCCGCCAGTCGGTGAACGGGCTCATGCAGGCGTTGCAGGGGGCCGCGGCACCCGTCCAGGCGGTCGGAACCCCGGAGAAGGTGCCCGGCAATGGTTTAGCGCGGGATGCCGTCACCAAGTGAGGTAGCGGCGTTCAGTGCGCTGATGGCGAAGATCGCTGGTATGGCGTCTGAGAAGGCTGCCGATGTGGTCGCTGCGGCACCGGATCGTGATGTGCTGCGGGACGCTTACCCCGACATTATTGATCCGTATTTGCAGGCGTCTGCTCAGGTCACTGAGGAGTGGTATCACTCGATGGCACCGGATTCGGGTTATGCGGTGGAGGCGGCGCCACCGATTTCGCGGGATGCGTTGCGGGCGAACGCCGGTTGGGCTGTCACGCAACTGGATGCGGTCGGTGCGCTCACGGGTTCCGCCGAACGCCAGGTGTACAACGCTTCGAGGCAGACGGTGGTACATAACGCGCAGCGTGAGGGTGTCACGTATGCGCGTGAGGCGCGCGCGACGGCGTGCGGGTTCTGCAAGATGCTTGCCACTCGCGGGCCTGTCTATGCGAGTAAGTCTGCGGCGTCCGGCGTTGCCGGTAAGCGTGGGACACCGCGTGGGAAAGCCAAACTCGGCGGCAAGTATCACGACAACTGCCATTGTGTGGCTGTCCCTGTCCGTGTCGGCGACAGCTATCAGCCACCGGATTACGCGAAAGACTGGGAGCAGGAATACATCAACGCCCGCAATGAAGTGGGCGGCAATCCTGACGACATCGCGAACCGGATGCGCCCTTCGCAAGCAGGGAAAGCCGTAGTCCTCGACGCGCAGTAACTAAAACCCACACAACACACTTCCCCGCCGGTCGGCGGGTTTGACGCTCACGCCCAGCGGTCAATGGGCGGTTTTTTATACCCCAAACACGGGAGACCCAAATGAGTAACGAACTCGATACTGCCGCCGCCGATGTGGACGACAGCACCGACTTTCAACCCATTACATCGCAAGACGCGCTGGACAAGATCATCGGGCAGCGCATCGACCGAGTGAAGAAGCAGTACACGGGATTCGGGGAGCTGAAAGCGAAAGCTGCGCAGTTCGACGAATACCAGGAAGCCACGAAAACCGAGTCGCAGCGTGACCGTGAACGTATCGCAGCGCTGGAAACGGAACTGGCTTCGGAACGGGACAGCCGGATGCGCGCCACTGTGGCCGCATCTAAAGGTGTTCCCTCGTCGGCGATCTCGGGTTCGACTCAAGAAGAACTTGAGGCGTCTGCTGACGAACTTATTGAGTGGCGCGGCAAGCAGGAAAACAAGACTGCGAAGCCCGTGCGCGGTCTGAAGAGCGGTTCCACCGGAAACGCGGAACTTTTGGACCCGAAGGAAGCAGCCGCAGCAGCCATCAGGGCTTTGCGGTCTCAGTAGTAACAACCCGTGCGAGTTGATACGTCGCCGGGTTGCCCCCAAAGAAATGGAACGAGGTAACCCCTTATGGTTGACATCAACCGTTCAGATGTATCAACACTGATCGAAAACGCTTACTCGAATGTCCTTTTGGAGTCGGCTGCGGCTGGTTCGCAGGCTTTGCAGGCGTTCCCGCGCGTGAACCTTGGTACGAAGACGGTGAACCTTCCCATGCTGGCATCGCTGCCGCAGGCCGGGTGGGTCACTGAAGACCTTGGGAACGATTCTGGCACTAAGCCGTCGAGCGAAGTGCGCTGGAAGAATGTCACGATGGTGGCCGAGGAAATCGCGGTCATCGTCCCCGTGCACGAGAATGTGCTCGACGACGCAACAACCGACATTCTGACTGAAATCTCCACCCTGGCAGGGCAGGCCATCGGTCAGAAGCTCGACCAGGCCGTGTTCTGGGGTTACGGGAAGCCGGCGTCGTGGACGAGCTCGGCGCTGTTCCCTGCGGCTTCTGGTGCATCACAAACTGATGCTGTGACGGCGGGCGCGGCGCAGGCCGATGACCTTGTCGGGTGTATCACGAAGTCGGCTCGCACCCTGTCGGCGCTCGGTTTGATGCCGGACACACTGCTGGCTAACTTGACGTTCCGGTATGACGTTGTGAACCTTCGCGATTCGCAGGGGTTGCCGATCTTCCGCGACGAGCAGTTCGCCGGATTCAACACCACATTTTCCCGCAACGGCACGTGGGATAACTCGCAGGCGACCGCACTGGTGGTGGACTCGTCGCGCGTCAGGATTGGTGTGCGGCAGGACATTCAGGTCAAGTTCCTCGATCAGGCGACTGTCGCAGGGATCAACCTGGCCGAGAAGGACATGGTGGCGCTGCGGTTTAAGGCCCGTTACGGCTATGTCGTGTCGACCGGTGCCACCGCGTACAACAATGCGCCGGTTCCTGTCGCAGCGGTTATCCCCGCCGGTAGCTGATCGTGGCTTTGGCGACTAGCTCGGATGTGGTGGCCGCTCTCGGGCGGCCACTCACATCTGGGGAGACGACGGCTGTTACCAACATGTTGAATCAGGCGTCTGATCTTGTGGTGGGCTATCTGGGTTGCTGGCCCGATCCTGTGTCGGGTGCGGTGGCCCGGGTGACTGCCACGATGGTTGCCGCGGTGTTCGATAAGCCGTCTGTCACGACCGCCGACTATGACGCTTCCGGCTATTCGACTGCACGGGAGTATGCGCGGGTAGCTGTAGGTGTCGAGTCGGCTACCTCGAGCGGGCCGTGGCTGACGAGTGCGTTGAAGGAGCGGTTGCGCCCGTATAGGCGTTCGGTGCGTTCGGTCGGTGTCATCAGTGAGGAGTCTCGGTGATTCTTGTCGAGTCCGGCGATGACGGCGATGTTGTCGAGTTTGATTCTGCTACCCGCTATTCCACTGATGAGCACAACAATCTTGAGGTGTGGTCGGGTGTCCAGGGTGATCGGCTGATTCAGTTGTTCGCGTCGGGTGCGTGGCGGTCTGTGGGTGTGGTCGATGAAGGTTAAGTTCCGTCGCGGCTGCTGGTATGACGTTCGCCGTTCCAGCGAGGTTGTATCGGTGTTGGAGTCGGCTGCTGACCGTGTCGCTGATGCGGCGAACGGTTTGTCGGGGGCCGGTGACGGCGGCTACATGACCGGCAGCCGTCAGGGCCGTAGGGCGCCGCAAGGCCGGTGGCGCACATCTGTGGTCACCGCGTCCGCGGCGGCGATGGTAGACGATGCCCGCAACAACACGCTTCTGAAATCACTTGATGCGGGGCGCATCTGATGGTGTTCATTCATCCGACACCTAAACCGGCGTTGAAAACAGCGCTGGCGGTGTTGCGTGTGGCGTTCGATGGGGTGGCCCCGGTGTCGGCGAACATGCCGAAACGGCTTGTTCCACAGTTCGTTGTGGTGGAGCGGGCCGGCGGGTCACGCCCGAATCTGGTTACTGATGCGGCGCGGATCCTCATTCATTGTTTCGCGCTGTCACCGGAGGTTGCCGAGTCTATGTGCGCGACGGTGGATGAGGCGATGCACAACAGTATTGGCACGGTCGTGGATTCGGTGTTTGTTCGCGGCTGGGACAACGTGACGGGTGGTATGTCTCGCCCGCACCCTGACGTGTTGTCGATGGAGCGGTGGCAGATGAACGGCGATTTCATGCTGTCGACAAGCACGCCGGGATCGTAAAACAACTGAATATAACTGAAAAATAATCCCATTCAGGCCGGTCCACCGCCTTGGAAGGGGCAAGACCGATGGCCGATTCAACTCTCATTTGGGCACCTACCCGACCCACCGATGCCGGCGTGTTTTACCGTGCGCCGCTCGGAACCACGCTTCCCACAAATGCGTCTTCATCGCTGAACTCGCTGTTCACTGATCACGGCTGGCTCGGCGAGGACGGCATCACCCTGATGGTGACCCGCGACAACACAAAGCATCACGCGTTCGGGTCTGATCTGGTGAAGACGACGCAGGACAATTACGAGGAGTCACTGAAGCTGACCCTGCTGGAGTCTGATCCTGATGTGCTGGAAACGGTGTTCGGTGCGGATTCGATCACGTTGGGCGTTGATGGTGGCGGCCACCGCACTATCGCAATCGCGCACTCCAGTAAGCAGTTGCCGCGGTCGGCGTTCGTTGTCGAGGTTGTCGACGGGAACAAGGTGCGCCGAATTGTGGTGCAGGAGGGCATGGTTGTTGACCTGGACGACGTGAAGTACGTCCACAACGACCTTCTCTCCTACACGATCTCTATCGACTGCTATAAGCCCGCGTCGGGCAATAGTGAAGCGGTTGTTGAGTACATCGCTGACAGCGGCCACGCGGCCGGTTCGTAACACCCCCTCGATCGTTTCGGCGGGTGGCGAACCTGGACCGGCCTGCCGCCCGCCGAAACCCACATAACTGTTCGAAGTCCGGTCCACACAAATATGAGAGAAGGTCGGTCCCCGTGAACCCTATTATTGGGCCAAACGATAAACGCACGAAAGTGACTGTCACGCTGCCATTCACGGCAGACGGTGAGACAGCGTTTGATGAGAATGGTAAGCAGGTCGGCGGCAGGGAACCTGTCGTGTTGACGTTGCCCCGGTTCGATTTCATGCCGCGATCCGCTTTCAAAGCGATGATGGCGACTATTGATGCGATCACGAAAGACGGCGACGAAACGAAGTCGGAGCATGACCGCTCGTATGAAGTGATTTTGGCGACGTTGAAGCCGTTCATCACTGATCAGGTGCACGATCTGATCGCGGACATGCCTATGGGTGTGCTGGAACAGATTTCGACTGACTGGAACGCGGGGTCGAGTATCCCGTTGGGGGAATTGCGGGGCTCGACCAGTTCATCGAAGAGCACGAAGGGCCGCTCAACTTCGACCTCATCCGACACGGACTGAGACTGCGAGAGCTCGGGGACACCCTGTCGTGGGGTGATTTGCGGGACTTCATCAACTTCTTGCCACCGACGGGGGATTCTGCACTGTTTCGGGTGCAGCATCCGAAGTCGTGGTGGTGGAACGCCGAGGTCGATTTCATGGCCGCCATTTTGCACACGGTGCAGTTGGCGAACTGGCAGCGCGCAGGTAAGGGTGCGCAGCCGAAACCGATCAAACGTCCTGACGATAAGCCGAAACGGAAGCGGCAGGGGTTGGAGCCGTCGTCGGCGAAAGACCTTGCGGAGCGACGTAAGCGGATGCAAACGATGAGAGAGGTGGTGGCTGAAAGTGTCGACTGAACTTGGGGTCGGTTATATTTCCATCGTCGCCGACACTTCTAAGTTGCCGGGTGCGATACAGCAGGCGGTGGATAAGTCTGGGCGGCAGGCCACTAAGTCGTTTGAGAAACACGGCAAGTCTGCGGGTGGG